GCGTGCGGTACGAAGCGGCAGATGGCGACCACGACGACGGCGTCATGGCATTGGGGCTGGCCTTGCATGGCTGGGACCGGGTGCAGGGAAGCAAGCCAGCCATGCTTGCCATGGGTCCGGCATTCCGGCCGGCGGACGACCCCGATGGCTGGGATGGCTGGCGCGAGGATGAGCGTGGCCAGTTGCCATCTGGATTTGTCTGACATATATTGCCATACGACCTCGTGTTTGCGGAGCATATCAATGGCAAAGTCCCCGGCATGGCAACGCAAGGAAGGGCAAAACCCCAAGGGTGGCCTGAACGAAAAGGGCCGCGCCTCGTTGCGTGCCGCTGGACAGAACATTCGTCCGCCCGTGAAAAGGGCGGAAGCCGCCCGGAGCCCGGCCAGTGCCGCGCGCCGGGATTCTTTTTGCGCACGCATGGAAGGCATGAAGGCCAAGCTGACTAGCGCCAAGACCGCTCGCGACCCCAACTCGCGCATTAACAAGTCTCTTCGCGCGTGGGATTGCTGATGGCTCCGACCCTGACCCGCACCGTGCTGGGCCGACAAGCCGCGTACGCGCGCTATATCGAACTAACAACTTTGCGCGGACTAGACCCATTTGACGCGCAAGACTGGGACTCAAACAACTCGGCGACCTCCGACCTGTCGGCAACTGCTCCCGAAATCCGCGGAACGCTTCGGTTGACTATGCCAAACTCTGGCATGTACGGGATTTATTGCACGGAAGCCGGAGTGACCAACGTATCCGATGGATACGTTCAGCTTGCAGTGACGTATTTATCGTCCGGCAATAATCCGTCGACGGTTCCTCAACCATCCGGGGATTTTCGCATTGGCGTTGCAATGCGTGGTGGTCCTGTTGTTAGCAACACCTTGCCGACTGACGGGATTTTGGCGGTGTTGCCGGGACCGAGTTCGACAAACTCATCCCCGCATAATCGCGCGGAAATCCGCGACCGCGTTGCTTCCGTGGATGCGCAGACGATTCGCACGGCTGGCGATGTGCGTGGTACGACATCCGTTCGGCGGTTGCACCTGACAATATCCGGCACGACGGTAGAAGCAAACAACGGCGGCGTTGATGCCGCGTGGTCTTTGTCGGCTACGGGAGTCACGTTGCCAGCGGGACGATGCGGCATGATTGGATACCATCAATACGCATCAGCGCGATATGCGTTTATTGGCGGATACTATCGGTGCCTTGGCAAGACGCTAACGGTCAATGGCCCAACTGCCGGAACGTGGTACGTTCGTTTGCTCGACAAGGACGATAACGTGCTGGTGACGTCGTCCGCGCAGAGCGGTGGGCAAGTCGTGATTGATTACGAAACGTCTGCATTGCTGTTGCCATTGACGCAGAAAATCGAAATCTACGACGGTGCCAGTGCGCTGGTGACGGTGTACCCTGACAACGGCGTGTGGCCCGGTGACACTTGGGTCTACGCCGATGAGGCCACCCCGTCTGGCGTCGTGACGCGCACGGCAACTGGATTTGTCATGGCGCGAAAGTCACCATACGTCAGTACGCCCGGACTTACCATTAGCAATCACGTTGTTTCTGGGCATTGGACGCCGTGGTCCCAAAGCGGAGCAACAAACTTGATTGCCGCCGCGTTGCTGACTTCAACTACGGTTTCATTTACCGGTGACCTACGCATAAACCCTAGTTTTTCTGGCACGGCTTCGCAATACCTTCGGCGCGGCATGCGATGGATTGGCGCAGAGAGCATTCCAAGTAATGCGTTTTTCGTTGGCACGATGCGTATATGCACTGATAACACCGCCGCGTCATACACCGGTGCTTATTTGCGGTCTGGCACTGCCCCGCAAACGGCTCGCGTTGGTGGATTTTTGGGTAATCAAAACTCGTCGCCCAAAGAACATCAGCTTGAAGAAGTGTCCGCCGGTACGGTGGTGCAGACCAGCGTGGAAAGCGGTGAAATCCAAATCAATCGTCGCGGACGGCTTGCTTTGTGGGTGCGTGACACTTTGGCAACCATGCGTGCAATCGTGTTTCGCCAGATTTCCGGGCCAACTGTCGTTCTTGAAAACCTGACCGGACTGGTATCGCCTGCTCCAACAGCGGGTTTGGCGATATTGTACGGAACTACGTCAACAGGAATCAATCAGTATTGGAACGGCATGTCCGTCATGACCTCCGCGGAAATCACGATGTCCGGGCCGACGCAGGGCGTTGCCGTCTGGGGTCTGCGCGTGCGCGATGCTTCCGGGCAGGTCGTGCTGGAATCCGGGCCAAACGTTGGGGGCGTGGCAACGATTGACACGCAGACCGGAATGGATGCCGCCTACGGACTGTATTCGATTTCGGTGATGCGGTCGGTCGAAGCATATGACACGGCGACGGGCGACCCGTTGTCCGACCGGCTGACCCCGGCAGGTGGCGTGTGGGGCGGTGACACGTTTACCGTTGCATCCCTGCCACCGGCTAATAGTTATCCCGAGTCACGCCTTGTGCATCGCAAGGCTGGCGCACAACGGCTATTGTTGAAGCGGTAACGCGTACATATACTTGACCAAGTCCTACTGACCTTCGCCTCCACTCTGCACTCCTATGGGCAAACAAGAAATTATTCCATCTTTGGACCGGCGACTTGAACAGGCTGTGACCGGAGCGCAGGGGTTGTTGTTGATTGCCGCCGTTCCTGCTGGTGCGGCCAATTCGCTAATCGGGCAGTATCTGGTTGATGCCGGTGAGCTAACAGAGGCTGGCGATTACTACTGCCTTATTCCGCTGGCTGGCATGGTCACGGAACTTGAAGTGTCGTTGAAGGCGACGTTTGCCTCCGGCACCGTGACATCCGACCTTGGTTCGCTGTATTACGTTCGCAACTTTACCGCACCGGCAACGTGGGTGGAAAAGACTGCGGGCGCAAACGATGGCGCACTGACAACCGCAACGCTCCAGACCAGCGACTTGTCAGGTTTGCGCGGCGAGCAGTTTGCGTTCCTTAAGCTGACGCTCGCCGGCGGCGCCGAAGCGACGTTCACGCAGGCTGAATACAACGGCATCTAACCTTCCTTACGGAGTTTTTGTTATGTCCGCTACGAACTACACCACCGCACAGTCTGCCGCTGACGCGCTAGTCAATGCGGCCATCCCGCAGGGCATTACGACGTCGTTTGGTATGTCGGCTCGCGAACTGCCGCTGTCTATCCTTGCCAACATGTTGAACAACGAGATTGGCGGGCAGGACTTGAACACCGGCGCTGGCGCTGGCATCACCGGTGGCACGGGCACCATCATCAAGAACGCCGTCGTGCGAGAGGGTGAGTACATCAAGACCACCATCCTCATCGACCTCACGGGCTTGGAGTCCAGCGCCACCGACCTCGACATCATCGGGCAGGGCACGTCTCCGGCGTACCTCGGGCGCATCACCGACGAGCAGAACGGCGTCATCATCGGCGGCTTCATGGATTGCCTCGAAGTCCCGGCCGGTGGCGCAGACGACATCGACCTCTATGTGGCGAGCGAAGCCACCGGCAAGTTTGATGACGCCATCACGGGCCTCACGGAGACGGTCGTGGTGACGTCCGGCGGTGCGTGGACGCTGGGCGAGCGCATTGGACTGGCTCCCGACGCCATTATCCAGCGGTCGTACCTGTACCTTGTCGCTGGCGAAGGCGCGGCGGCAGGGACGTACACGGCTGGCCGCTACCTCCTTACGCTCTACGGCATTCCGCTCTAATGCTTCATTTTCTTGAAACATGCGTGTGGGCAGGGGTTGTCGGCTACGGCATCTGGCGCATGGCGCTGGTGCTAGACCGGTTTGCCCCTGTCCCAACGCGTGCGTCAGGAAAAACGGAAGATGAAGAAGTGGCCGTCCCGCCGGACCTTGTGGCTGTTGCCATGATGGAAAGTGAACCGTGGGCACAGGATGACATGATGCGGGTAATTCGCGAACGGTACAGAACATTCGGTGACTGGAACCGCGTGCGTGCGGCAGTTGGAGTTGCGCCCGAATGACGATTCCGTTCCCGATGGACAACGACCCGATGGCTGACGTCATGGCAAGCATGCTGTCCGAACTGCAACAGCCGACCGCCAAGCCTACGCCCAATGAGCAAGTCGAGCCAAACACGCCACAGGATGGCTACGACGAAACGGCGGCCGAGCGTCGCCGAAGCATGCTCAAGGCCATGTACGGGGAAGACTTCCCGCTGGCCGACGAAGATACGTCGGTCCACACGGACCGCACGGCATGGGCGCGATGGGCGCGTAACCTATGGATGTCTCGCCGCGCCGCCATGAGCCAGCACCTGCATTTGGTGCAACGCAATCGTATGTTCCGCTCTGGGCACCAGTGGGTGTCTGCGCGTCGCGGCCGGCCATGGGCCGAAAAGCCAGCGCCAACGGAAGCGGTGCGTGCCGTCGTCAACCTAATTGCGCCGGCGCTTGACCAGCGTCTGCAGATTCTGACGGACCAGCGTCCGGGATTTTCCGTGAATCCCAGTACGCAAGACCCACACGACAAGCGCGTTGCCATGGCACGCCAGCTGGCGTGTGAGTTCCAGTTTGACCAGATGCGCATGCACGAGCGCGCGCGCGAAGCCGAGTATTGGGCGCAGACCGACGGCGTCGCATTCTGGCATTTGTTTTGGAACCCGGACATTGGCCCGTGGGACGAGCGCCTGTCCGAAGACGGCATGACCAAGGTGCCGATGGGCGATTGCGACGTTCGCATCTTGCGGTGCGAGCAGGTGCGCGTCAGCCCGGAAGCGACCTCTACAGTACCTCCGTCGTGGGTCATCATTCGAGAAGTCATCTCCAAGGTCGAAGCCGCCGCACGCCATGGTTATATCGGCCTAATGGGCGTCGACTCCAATAACACCACAGCTACGCCGCCGAGTGCGACGTACAATGCAGACTTGGCCGAAGCAGGTGACGAGTGGGTGCTGGCCCAGACCGTGCCGGGCGAAGGCGACCGTCTTCGCGGCATGGAGACTGCCGAGCGGTTTACTGTCTATCTTGCCCCACAGCCTGACATCCTCCCCGATGGACTGGAGTGCATTGTCGTCGGCAATGAGCTGGTCTACGGGCCGGTCGACCTCAAGTTCCGGTGCATCCCGCTTGTGCGCGTGCCCGATGGGTCCAGTGACCCGTCGTACTTCCCGCGTCCGACATGCGAGCAGTGGATTGATGCACAGGTGCGCGTCAATGCACTGGTGTCGAAGTGGGTCGAAAACGTGCGCGTCAACTCGGGCGGCCGTTTCTTTGCTCGCCCAAACACCATGGTCACCGAAACCTTCATTGGCGGCATGACGTCGATGATTGAGGTCAGCGGCGTTGGTGAGCTTGGCACGAGCATCCAGCCATGGCAGGGCTTCTCCGTTGGCAATGACGTTAAGGAACTGCTGGCGCTGGAAATCAAGATGATTGAAGACATGACGGGCTGGAACGCCGTCAGTCGTGGGCAGGTAACCGGCGAGTCCGGCCGTGCCATTATTGCGTCCCGCGAACAGCTGGAACGCGTGTTTGCCCCGCCGGTTCAGGCCGTAGCCCGGGCATTTACGGATTGGTGCAAGGTCGTCATTGCCATGATGCAGTGGGGCTATGACTTGCCACGGTCGCTCGGCGCCGTTGGCAAGGGGCGCCCGGACCTTGCGCGTGGCATTACCAGCACGGACCTTGATGGCACGGTTGATGTGCATGTCGAACCGGCTACGATGATGCCCATGCCGCTTTCGTACCGCATGTACCAGCTTGACCAGTGGTTGCAGATGGGCGTTATCGACCTCAAGGAATACCGTCGCCGGCAGGCGTTTGCCATGGCACGGGACATTTCCTCGCCCGACGAGGACCAAGAGGCGCGCGCCAAGCGCGTGGCTGATGCCATTGTGCAGGGCGTCCCGGAAGAACGTCTTCCGCCTATTCGCTGGCAGGACAACGAAGCCATTCATCAGGATGTGTTAGAGCGCGACATCATCCTGCAGGACGACCTTCCCGAAAGGACCATTGCCATTGCGGAAGCGCGATGGATGGCTCTGGCCGAGCAGGCGTCGCAAAAGCAAATGCAGATGGCCCCACCCATGCAGGGCGGGCCTGAGTTTACTGGCCAAGCATCCGGAGCCAGCCCCAATTCCGGAGCCCTCCCACCGGCGTCGAGGCCGCTGTCATCGTCCAATGCCCCCGGTGCGTCCCCTCCACTCATGGATTTGGTCATGGGAGGGGGGACGGACCCCGAATCATTGGCACGGCAGTTCGACTTCGTCAGCCCTTCGTAAGGACGGTTTCACATGGAACACCCCAGCATCACCTCCTCCATCGACGACGCCGCAAACGACGCGCTCGCCGACATGTTCCCCACGGCGCAGGACACCGAAGATTCGGCACTGGCGCAGGAAGAACAGGACGAGGGTCAGGACATCGAGGTCGAGCAGGACGCGGACAACGAAGAGGAAGCAGAGCAACAGAAGCCGCTTCCCGAGTCCGTGGCCTTCAAGCCCATTGCCGACACACTCAAGACCGAGTTTGTCGCCTACGACGCAGAAGGCAATGCGGTTGAGGCGATTCCAAACATGGTCATCGAGTACAAGGCCAATGGCAAGGTTCGCAAGGACCGCATCGACCAAGTCGTCAAGATGGCGCAACTCGGCGTGTACAATCGCGACCGCGAAGAGCAGTACGTCGCACAACAGCAGGAAGTTGAGGATTTGGCCAATCAGGCTATTGCGCGATTGGAAACGCGAGAGGCTCAACTGCGTCAGTTGCTGGAAAACCCGGATGCTTACGAGCAGGTTCGGAACACCTACCTTGCGGAGAACGAACCCGAAAAGCGTGCGGCACGAGCCGAGCGCGAAGCGGCGCAGGTGCGTGCCAGCGTGGCCGAGGAACAGGCCGTGCGGGAAGGTACGCTGTTCTATGACCAGCGCGTGCTTCCCAAGCTGGACAGTATCTTGACCGAGTTCCCCGAGGTTGAACCGGACGAGCTCATTGCACAATTCACCTTTGCCATGCAACCCGTGCTTCGGGACGGCCGTATTCCGCGTGAGCGGTATCCGGCGGTTCTGGCCTACATCGAATCCGAATTGGCGGATTGGGCACATGCCAAGCACACGCGGCGACTGGCAAAGGTCAAACCCGCCACTGATGCGGCACAAAAGTCTGCAATCGAGGCCGCCAAGGCCAAGCGTGCGCAGGCCGCGGCATCAGCCCCGGCGCGTGGAGTCGGTACGTCCTCTTCCAAGAAGACTCAGCCCAAGGCCGCAATGACGGTACAGGATGCGGAAGACGACGCACTGAACGCCGCGCTGTCGGGTTTCATCTAATCACTGTTTTTTCCTGAGAATCACATGCCCAATCCCGTACAGATTTCCGATGGCGAGCTGACTGGCTTGCTCAAGAACGTGTATGCGCAGTACCGCATGAAGGTGCAGAACCTCGTCACGCCTCTCCTTGCCCAGCTGGAGCGCGCGCGCGCCGGCGGCCCCCGCAACATGCGGTGGGGCGGCAACGGCGTGTACTGGGACGTTGTCATCGGTCGTCCGTCTGGCGCGACGTTCTCGCCGGGTGGCTACTTCCCGAACGACACGACCGCCACGGAAAAGCAGGCCAACGTGTCCGTGGTCCGTGCCTACACGACTCGCCAGATTGACGGCCTCGCCTTTACCGGCACGACCTCGAAGGAAGCCGCCTTCACTACCATCGCCAAGAAGACGATGGAGGAAATCCGCGAGGCGTCTTCGCTCCTCATGCAACAGGCGCTTCACAACAAGGCCAACGGCGTGGTTGCCTTGCTTGCCGCCACTCCGGCAAACCCGTCCACCACGTTCACTTGCGACGCGCCGTACGGCATTGACGGCGCCGCACAGGGCTCGCTCCTGCTTGCCATCGGCGACACCGTTGCCGTGCTTGACAGCGCCAGCCCGAACGCCGTGCGTGGCCGTGCGCAGATTACCAACATCACGGTGTCTGGTGACATCGCGACGGTGACCCTGAGCGCCAGCATTGCCAACATGACCGACAACGACCTCGTCGTCAAGGCCACGGCCAGCGACACCTCGTTCGGAAACGCCATGCACGGGCTCATCGACATCACGAACCGTGGTGCCGCTTTTAACTCCCTGCACAACATCACGGCCGCAACGTATCCCATTTGGGATGCCATCCGGATGACGGCCGGGCAGGACACGCCGGATGTGAACCAGCCGACCGAGTCGGACATCTGGGACTTGATTCAGCTCATCTTTGCCCGTTCCGGCAAGAATGCGATGGAGCGTCCGCGTGACTTCCTCATGATGACGACCCCGGGCGTAGCCAAGAAGCTCATGGAGTCGATGGTTGCCCAGCGCCGTTTCACGGCGTCGGAGTTTTCGACCACCATCAAGGGCGGCTACCGCGCCGTGGAAATCTGCGGCATCCCGTGCGTGACCGACCCGTACGTTCCGGCCGGCACCATCTATCTCATTCACATCCCGTCGCTGTCGTGGGTGGATGCGAAGGACTGGGGCTTTGTCGAGTTCGAGTCAGCTGGTCCGTGGCGCTGGTTGCAGGGCCGCGATGCCTTCGAGACCACCTACGGCTGGTATGGCAACATGGCAACGCTTGCGCGTAACTGCCACGGCTCCATTGTCGGGTACACCGACACCAAGCGCTACAACCACGTTGTCTAACTCCTGACCTGATTGGGGGGTGGGGAAACCTGCCCCCCAAGCAAGGAACATCCCATGTACAATTTCCCGATGCAGAAGCCGGGGTCGTTCGGGGTCCAGCGTGTCTACGTCAAGACGGGGCAGATTGGCGGCACCAATTTCCTTGGTGGCGCTACGCCGTTGACGGCCAACACGACGACCATCTTTCGACTCGGTGGATTTGCCGGGCGCTCGGTTACCCCGACGCGCCTTGGCGCAACCGTCGTGACCGTTCCCGCCGACGCCGACGGCGCCATTGTCGCCAAGCTGGTTCGGTATCGTGCGTCCGACAACACGGCCGTCGACCTGACCGGCAACCTCAATCTCGAAACGCTGGTGACGCGCGAAGAGAGCTTCGTCAATCTGCTGGCAACCGTGGCGGACACGCCGGCCGCCGTGCTTGTGTCTGGCGACGCGCTGGAAGTTCACGTTGTCAGCGACAGCGCCGCCATCGACACTCAGCCTGCCGGACTGGTGTTTACGGTCGAAGGACTGGTGCTTGAGTAATGGCATCCCCCGTTATCCTCTTTGGGGCTGACGGCACGCCGCAACCGCCACAGGACATCCTGCGGCGGTTGCGTGCGGTGGACCCTCGGCTCGGCATCAAGTTTATCGCGCATGTGCCGGAAACGCCGTGGTGCGTCACGCTGGCATGGCACGAAAATGATGCGCGTCGAGAGCGCGTCCGGTGCGGAGAGCTTGCGCCGGAAAACGCAGTCGATGTCGTGTGCCGCCTGCCACGCGATTGCTCCGTTGGCGATGCGGCCGCATTCATCACGCGACGCATGGCAATGCACCCAGAGCCGGACATCAAGGCACTGGTGAACAACATGAACGCCTTTCATCAGGCGGACAACGTTGGAGAACAGCTGGTCGCGGAAGCTCTTGCCGAGCTCACTGACAATCGGTTCGGGGCGGAAACCCATAAGGTGTCCGGGCGACGCAAGCGAGTGAAATAATGGCTACCGTCAACGACCTGATTGCCCGGACGCGTGAACGCGCGGAGGCAGTGACGTCAAACCGATGGTCGCCTACGGAAGTGTTGAGCACGCTCGTATCCGTATTTGAGGACGAGTGGAGCCAGTTATTGCAGGCCGCACCCATGTATCGGGTGCAGACGTTGATGGCGCAGTCCACCAATGCCAACGGCGTCCTGAATTTGTCGACCCTGACGACGGGCGCTGGCGATACGCTTAAGCGCCTATTTCGCATTGTTGCCATTAACGACGGCACGACAATGTTTCGGGAAACGGATTTTTCCGAAGTCCCGCTGGCGCTGGTTGCTAATTACCAGCCGGTGTACCCGCGCCTGTATTACCTGTTTGGCGAAACCCTGCAGGTATTGCCGGCGACACAGACCAGCCTGAACATCACGGTCAACTACAAGCCGCCGGCCCTAACCGACCTCGACCCGGCAACCGACGCGATTGACTTTCCGTTTGGTGGCGAACTGCTGTTGGCAAACGTGGCCGCCGCACGCCTGCTGAACAAGGGCGGGTCGGAAGCCATTGAAGGGCAGAATCTTATGCGCGAAGCCAACGAGGAGCGCGTGCAGATGCTGTTGGACATTCGTCGTCGCACGACCAATCCCACCATCATGCGTCCGCCTGACCATCCCGGCGATTGGGCAGGGTAATGGCAAGCCGCGTGCAGAATCGCCGTCGTCTGTCCGATAGCCAAACGAGTTTTGCTGGCGGCATCAATACCGTCAGCGATGACTTGGCATTGTCGCCAAGCCAGTTTCGCAATGGCACTAATAGCCGACTGACGGAGTACGGTGCCGTCACCAAGCGATACGGCACGCTTGTTCTGTCCGTGCCAACCAGCCCGAGCAATCCGCCGACAACCATCCTTGGCGGGTTCACTTGGTTCAAGGACGATGCTACGGCGCAGACCCTTGTCGTGTCCGATGGCAAGCTGTGGGTCGGTAATCCGGCAGTTATCGCCCCGATGACTTGGACGGCATACACGGTGGGCGGGAATATCTCGACCGTCGTGCGTCCAACGTTCGAGAAGTTTTATTCCGGCTCTGCCGATGTCGTGTACTTTGCAGACGGCGGCAAGGTGCTTTCGTGGAACGGCACTGCCGTCACGCGCGATGGCAATGGCAGTGCGCCGTCCGTCAACTACCTCAAGGTCCATAACCAGCGGCTATGGGCCGTTGGGGATTCTAGTGCGCCGGACTCGGTGTTCTACTCGACGCTCAACGACGGCACCACACTGGGACACAGTGGCGGCGGAAGCATTATCGTGCGCACGTTTGGCGACGAGCGGCTGGTGGCGCTAGCATCCATTGGGTCATCCCTGATGATGTTCCATCGCCGTGGCCTGTCGCGCCTTACCGGCTTTGGACAGGACGACATTAACGTCGACCCAGAAGGCGTGTCGTCGCAGACCGGCACGTTGGCGCGTCGCTCCATCGTAGAAATCGACGGCGGCGTGCTGTTTGTATCGGACCGTGGCACTTTCCTTGCCACGGAATCCTCGGTTACGCCAATTTCGACCGGCGACCAGCCGGACCCGCTCCTGCCATTGGTCCGCAACATGACCGAAGCGCAGTTGGAGCTTGTGGTCGGCGTGCTGTCGAGGGACAAGCAGGAGGTCTGGTTTTTCCTGCCCAACAACGGCGTGTATGTCTACAACCTGATTCTTCGCGCATGGACCGGCCCATGGACCGGCGCGTATCTCAATACGACTGCCATGTGGCAGTCACCCCTGTCGACCAACGCCACGCTTGGCGTGATGATGGGCGTGTCAAACGTCGTGCAATTTGCCGACCGGACGGGAACCTACGCCGATGGCGAAGACGGTACAAATCCCAACAGCGGCACGCCGGTCACTCTCAAGGTCCGGTTGCGGCGCCTGTACTTTGGCAATGACGCAATAGCCAAGTCGTTTCGGTTTGGCTATCTCTCGGTCATCATTCCCGGCACCGGTGACATGACGGTGTCATGGCAATCCAACATTGCTCAGTACGCGTCGCATACGGTGTCTCCGACAGCCATTGCGCGCTGGAGCACCAGCAATGTGTGGGGTGTAGGCACATGGGGCATTCAGCAGGCCGCACAGAACGAGCGCATTGAAATGGATGGCTATGGGTACTACGTCGATGTA